TCTATCATTTTTTGTACAAACTTTTCATTAATTCCACCCGGTTTTATTTTTAACTCAGGTTTATCTTCTGGACTTAATGCATACTTAGCACTCTCAAAACCAAAAAATGCTTGTTCACCTGTAAGTGGGTCTAGGTATTGCAAAAGGTGGTTTATTATCAAAACCTAAACCAAAATCTAAGAAGATGAGGTCAGGTGGATTAGCCTCTAAAAAATAATCCACATTAACTGGCTACCTAACTCCCCACCCGACAGTGGCTACGGTTAGCCCCAGCATAGGAGACAGTATATGTCTGACACAATCATGGCAGAAGAAATGAAGCCACAAACTAAAGCAGCATTTGTATCTAAACCTTATTCACAAGAGGAACGCATTAAACGTGACGAAGAAGAGTTAGAGCAATTAATGAAAGAACAAAAGGGTGAAGCAGAAACTGCTGAACCTGAAGAAGCAGAACCTACTAACGCAGAAGAAAAAACTTTTAAGAAAAGATATTCTGATTTACGTAGGCATCAGCAAAAACAAGCTGAAGAATTTAAAACAGAACTAGATAATTTAAAACGCCAGTTATCTGAAGCTACTAAAAAAGAAATGAAGTTGCCTAAGTCTGATGAAGACATTGAAAAATGGGCGGCAGACTATCCTGATGTAGCGCAGATAGTAGAAACAATTGCTATGAAAAAAGCTAGAGAGCAATCTAGCGACTTAGAAGAAAGAATAAAAGCAATTGATGAGATGCAAACTTCTGCTACAAAAGAAAAAGCAGAGGTAGAGCTAATGAGATTGCATCCTGACTTTGGAGATATCAGAGACAGTGATGACTTTCATCAATGGGCTGAAGAACAGCCTAAATGGATTCAAGAGGCTCTATATGATAATGACAACGATGCAAGGTCTGCCGCACGAGCAATTGACTTATACAAAGCAGATAAAAATATTAGCAAGGCAAAACCAAGCAAGAATGCTAAAGGTGCCGCTGAAGCTGTTAGTACGAAGAATGCAAGAACTAAACCACAAGATAGTGACGCTTCTTCCCACATAAAAGAATCTGATGTCCAAAAGATGTCACCACAAGAATATGAGAAACAGTCAGACGAAATCATGGAAGCTATTCGTTCTGGCAAATTCATATATGATTTATCTGGTTCTGCTAGATAAAAAACTGTTGACAAGTAATACTTTATCAGTATAACTATAGTCAACACGTGTACACGGACTAGCTATTTGTGTACACACACTATTCGCAAACGAACAATGTCTTCGGATTACCTAGTAGATTTAGCCTGACCCGTACAGTCACACCTAAAAATATTAGCCTCTATAGTCTTGTAAGTTTGTATCTGTAAATAATGCTTATAACATAGGAGAATATCATGGCATTTACTTCCGCTGCCGGGTACGGTAATCTTCCTAACGGCAATTTCAGTCCTGTTATTTATAGCAAACAGGTGCAACTTGCTTTCCGCAAGTCTGCTGTTTGTGAAGCTATCACCAATTCTGATTACTTTGGTGAGATTGCTAACATGGGTGATTCCGTTAAGATTATCAAAGAACCCGAAATTACTGTTAAGGCCTACGCACGTGGCACAACTATTACACCACAAGACCTTGACGATGAAGACTTCAGCCTAACAATTGACAAAGCTAACTACTTTGCATTTAAGGTTGACGATATTGAAGAAGCACATTCACATGTGAACTTCCAACAACTAGCATCTGACCGTGCGGCATACCGTTTGGCTGACCAGTTTGACCAAGACGTACTTGGTTACTTAACTGGCTTTAAACAGTCTGCTATTCATGGTACACCAGACACAGTAAACTCTACTGTTAATGGTTCTGTAGCCGTGTCAACTGCTGGTACAGATGAGTTATTGGCATCAATGAAACTTGATGAAGATGACTTTGGTGGTTCTGGTGGAGCTGCACTTGCACTTCAGCCTCGTACTGGTGGTGCTACTGATTCAACACCTGCCGCTGGGGATACATTCCCATTGACAGTTATCGCTCGTATGTCACGTTTGCTAGACCAGCAAAATGTTGATTCTACTGGGCGTTGGTTGGTTGTTGACCCAGTATTCATGGAACTATTGAAAGACGAAGATTCTCGTTTATTCAATGCTGACTTTGGTGGTTCTGGTCTTCAGAACGGTAAGGTCAGTACACAGATTCATGGCTTTACTGTGTACACCTCTAATAATCTTCCTTCTGTTGGAACAGGTCCGTCCTTTACTGGTACGAACTCTACTACCAACTATGGTATGATTGTTGCAGGACATGATTCTGCTGTTGCTACCGCAGAGCAGATTAACAAGACCGAAACATATCGTGACCCTGACAGCTTTGCTGACATTGTTCGTGGTATGCATTTATATGGTCGCAAGATACTTCGTCCTGAAGCTCTTGTTAACGCCAAATATCACTTGGCATAGGGGGGAATAAGACATGGCTAATATTACTGCACTTCTTCATCCCGCTTCAGGGAACTCACAACGTGGACGTAACCCGTACTATGTTGATGTGACAATTGACCTGACAACAAATAGCATTGCTCCCGGTGATACTATTCAGGCAATTACTGTACCAGCTAACACTCTAATTATGGGTGCTGGTTTTCAAGTTGTAGAATCTGCAACTATGAATACGGCTACAGATGCAACTGCTGCTCTTGGCTTCACTGGTGGTGATGTTGATGAGTTTGCGGTCGCACTAGACATTGACGGTGCGACTGATGGTGCTTATGCTCCACAGGTTGCAATTGATGGACTAGCACTTTCTACATCTGGTGATACAATTGACTTTGTGTTGGCAGGTAGTGGTGCTTCATTTACAGCAGGTAAGCTACGTGCTTTCGCTGTAATGATGGACATCAGCGACCAAGGTGACACGACTGCTAATGAAGTAGCCCGTGACGCACTTGCTTAACTAACATAAGGGGGCAGGGCAACTTGCCCCTTTTATCTTACATTATGGAGAATTAAATGGCTATTACCACTGCAATGTGTAAAAGTTTTAAGCAAGAATTGTTAGGTGCTGTTCACGATATGGATACACATACAATAAAACTTGCTCTTATAAAAGCATCACCTTCAGGTACTTACAATAACGCTACAACTAATTACTCAGATGTTACTGGAAACTCTGATGAGGCATCAGGTACAAACTATAGTGCAGGGGGTAATAACCTTGACAGTGCATCTATAGCTTTGTCTGGCACTACAGCTATTGTAGACTTTGCTAATGAAGTATTTTCTAACGTAACAGTTTCTGCTTCTGGTTGTATCTTATATAACGCATCGGCATCAAATAAAGCAATTGCTGTAATTGACTTTGGTGGAACAGTGAGTGCTACTGCTGGTGATTTAACAATAGAATTTCCTGCCGCTGATTCATCTAACGCTATTATTCGTATCGCTTAAAGAGGTAGCACATGTCGTTCTATGACATTAACGATGCTCTTTTTGGTACAGGAATATATGGTTCTGCAAGATATGGAATTGTATCTCCTAACGTATCAATAACAGGCGTTAGTGCGACAGGCGCAATACAAGCACCTAGCATAGGTGGTTTAGAAGTAGACATTAGTGAAGTACTAACTTCGGTTAGTGCTACTTCTAGTTTAGGAACAATAGTTCCTAGTGTATCTGATAGTGTTACTTTAACAGGTGTTGTAGCAATAAACTCAACAAATCCTGAGTTTGGTTTAACCTTAGATGGTTCATTACCTGAAGGCTCAGTTGTTGGTAATTTTGTAACTAGGACAGCTAATATTGTTTTTGCTGGTCAGTTAACACTTCCATCTAGCTTTACTGAAACAGTACCTTTCTGGGAGCATGGTGGTTCTGGAATTGGTGCTTGGTTCGGTGTAGCAAAAATAAGCAATGTCTATCATTTACGTGTTAGAGCAGGTGAAGGTTCTACATCTGTAAATCTTTTATCTGATGATACTGATGTTGTTATTGCAAATGTACCAATATCACAAATACCAGAATTTGATGGTAATACACATACAGTTACATGGGAACTTAGACCCCAGAATGATAATGGTGGTAGAATTAGGCTGTGGATTGACGGCAGGTTAGTTATAAACCAAGGAACTTCTGGTGGTGCTAACCTAGAAGGTAACTCTTGGTCAGGTGGAAATACTGGTGGCTGGGGTATAGGAAAAAGTAGTATTGCTGGTGGTACAACCGATTCAGGTGGAACACAGTATCAAGCACCTGCTGAAAAAACTTGGTCTGGCACAATACAGTCAGACTTACGATATTATCACACAGAACTTGTCACAGATTTAACACCTCTTGTCCAAGTAAACATACAAGAAGATATTACTGGTGTAAGTGCTACTGGTTCTGTAAACTCTGTTGTTATTAGTAGAGTAGTAACAATAGTAGGAGTGGCTGGTACATCAGCATTAGGTTCAATAGAACCGCAGGTAACTGAAGATATTACTGGTGTAAGTGCAACTGGTGGCATTGGTACATTTACAGTTGCTAATACAGTAGGTCCTACAGGTATTGTAGGC